TGCTGTAGACGACTCGAAGTACGTCGGGGTCTGGTCACGGAAAAACACCGCTGGGGAAATCCTTGTGTCGGTACGGTTTACAACGGACAGCATCGCACAGCTGTGGGAACACATCGCCCGAGTGCTCGACGGTGATCCGAAGGTGACGCTGGCAATTACTCCGTCGTTGGCGCTTCACTGTCCAGAGAAATACCAGCGTCGCAAAATCGAATGGGGCTACGGCGAGCTGTTGAAGTGGACTCAAATCGTCAGGTCGCTTATCGGGGAGAACAAGATAAAGCATGATGGTGGCGAAATGCTTGCCGAGCATGTCGGTCGAGCCGTTCTGGTACGCGCACAGAACTCGGTGGTTATCTCAAGCCAACGGTCACCCGGGCCCATCGAGGCTGCACGTTGTTTGATTGCTGCTACTGCGTTGGTGTCTCGCCCGCCATCGTCGGGTCGGGTCGCCTTCGGAGTTTCTGCGTAAGGTACTTGCATTTGCAACTAACCCGTGGCAGACTTCGACCACATGGGTATTTTTTCACGCAAGGTCGAAACGGCGCACTTCGCTGCCGCTCCCGTCAAGGCTGCCGCCGGTGCAGCCAATGTTGGCAACTTCCTGTACTACCAGACAGGTTCGGACGAAATCAAAGCGCTGTCGGTGCCGACTGTGTCCCGTTCCCGCGACCTGATCGCTGGCCTGATTGGCTCGCTCGAGTTGAAGCACTACTCGAAGCAGTGGATGGGCGACAACTATGAAGAAATCTATCTACCGCTTGAACCGTGGATGGAACGCCCAGACCCCAAAGTGTCACGCTCGTTCTTCTATGTAAACATCTTCAGCGACCTGTTCTTCTACGGTGTCGCTTACGCTTATGTGACCCGCCGTTATGCCCCGCAGGGTTCTGGCGCACAGGGTTTCCCCGCAGCGTTTACATGGCTTCCCGCGTCCAACATGTCAAGCACAAAGCAGACTGGCTATCCGCAATTTTACGGCCCATCCGACGAGCTTGAGTTCAACGGGCAACCGATAGACGTAAACAACGTCATCCAGTTCATCAGCCCGATTGAAGGCATCTTGAAGATTGGCGCACGCGCCATCAACACCAGCATTTACCTTGACCAAGCAGCCGACCGTTACGCACAGCTTGAAACAGTGCCCGGTTACCTGCAACAGATTGACGGCGAAGACCTAAGCGGCGAGGACCTTGGGTCTCTTGCGTCGGCTTGGGCTAACGCCCGTAAACAGAACGCCATCGGCGCATTGTCGCGCCAAGTGGAGTTCCGTGAATACAAGCAAAACCCACAAGAAGTCATTTCTGACCAGCGCAAGTATCAGGCGCTCGAGATGGCTCGCCTGTGCAACATCCCCGCCTACCTTGTCTCCGCACCAACTGAAGGCGCGTCAATGACATACCAAAACGCCGAGCAGGCTCGACAAGACCTGTATCTCTTCGGTGCTCGCATTTACCTTGACTGCATTGAGCAAACCTTGTCTGGTGACAACGTCTTGCCACGTGGCCGTTATGTCGAGTTCAACATGGAGGACTACGACGGCGTAGCCGAAGACTCCCGTGATCGTTCAATGGAGGACGCTAATGATTGAGTTTGTTTCTGTGCCCATCACGCTTGACGCTGCCGCAGGTGAGGAAAGCCCCCGGACCATTACGGGTGTGGCTGTACCTTGGGACACGCCTGCGACAGTGTCCAGCGGTGAGTCGGTGCTTTTCCGTAAGGGCGCTTTTGACGTAAACGCCAAGGCACCTAAGTTGCTCGAAGGTCACGATATGACGCAGCTGCGTGGTGTTGTTACCGAGATTGTTGAAGCGGATGAGGGCCTGTTGTTTACAGCCAAGTTCGCTAAGACCCGCGCCGCCGATGAAGCCATTGAGTTGGTGAAGGCTGGCGCGTATGACTCTGTCTCGGTCGGTGCAGTACCGGTCAAGTTCAAGTACGACAAGAACGGCACGATGGTCGTGTCGAAGGCCAACCTAATCGAGATTTCGCTCGTCGCCCAACCGGCGTTTTCCGACGCGATAATCACAGAAATCGCTGCGTCTCAACCTGAAGAGGAAGACGCTGTCGAACCCAACCCAAATGACATTCCTGAGGAGGAAACCATGTCACAAGAAACCCCAGCGGTTGAGGCTTCGGCTGAAATCGTTCCAACAGCCCCTATCGTTTTCGCAGCCGCGAAGAAGCACGTTGAGCTTCCATCAGCAGTCGAATACATTTCCGCAGCAGTAGCAGGCGGTTCAGCATGGCACCAAATGAGCGAAGCACTCCGCGCGGCTGCTCCAGACATCGTCACAACCGACACACCCGGCATCCTGCCTACCCCAATCGTCTCCCCTGTTTACAACAACTTCATCGGACGCCGTCCAGTTGTGGACGCAGTTGGTGTACGCGCAATGCCTTCAGGTGGCAAGGTGTTCATCCGTCCAGAGGTCACCACACACACCAGCATTGGTGCATCCATCTCGGAGCAGTCACCAACCGCAGGCACAATGGTCGTGTTCAACAACCAAGTGACAAAGCAAATCTTTGGCGGTTATGTAAACATCTCGGAAGCCGACATCGACTGGTCAGACCCAGCGATTTTGTCCGTCGTTCTTGACGACATGGGCCGTATCTATGCAAACGCAACCGACAACTACGCAGCAGACACGCTGGTTTCTGGTGCGTCAGTCACTCAAGCGTTCGCACTTGCAGACATCGCTAAGCCTGAAGTTTGGGCAGCCGAAATTGCAGAAGCAGCTTCCACAATCTTGAGCTCTTCAGACGGCAACTTGCCGACCCACTTGTTTGTTGCTCCTAACCGCTGGCAAAACTTGATTGCTCTTTCTGACACCGCTAACCGTCCGTTGTTCCCACAAGTGGGCCCGATGAACGCACAGGGCAACCTTGGTGTAAATCAGTACGGCGGCAACGCTTTCGGCTTGCAGGTTGTTGTAGATCGCAACTTTGCAGCTGGAACCTGCATCGTCGGTGACGCATCTGGCTACGAACTTTACGAACAGCAGAAGGGCGCTATCAGCCTTGACTCACCATCGACACTGTCGCGCACAATCGCTTTCCGCGGTTACTTCGCAGCGTTGATGATTGACCCAACGAAGTTCGTCCGTTTCACCTTCGCCTGATTCACGGGTAGTTCGGGAGAGGGTCTGAGATGGCAGTAAGCACTATCACGCATGTGCGACGCGTAGACAACTACGCAGCTGTCCAGACCCTTACCGACGCCGAAGTTCAGCCGGGCGACTCCGTCACGGTTGCAGCTGTTGCTCTTACTGGTTTCAACGCCACAGCCACAGTTATCTCAACCGAACCGTTTTACCTAGATGGCGTGGACGACGAGGGCTATCTGGTCTTTGACTATGACATTCCCCGCCAAAACCAAGTCATCTATGTAAACAACGGAGCGGACGTTGCTTACGAGGCCGAGTCTGGGACTTTGACGTATACGCAGTCGGTGTCGTGGATTGTCGCAGCCGATGTCACTTCATGGCTCGGCATTGACGTTGCCACCGCCAACGACACAGCCTTTGTCACTGTTTGTGTAAACGCCAGCAATGCTTGGTGTTATCGCAAGCGTCGCGAAGCGGGCTACATCGACTCGATGACTACGGTGCCTAGCGCCGATGTCAAACTCGGAGCCGTTATGTATGCCGCAACCCTTTACCGGGAGCGCGGCTCAGTGGACTCGTTCGCGTCTTTTGACTCGATGGCTATAGGTGCTTCACCATCGGCCACGCTGGGTCGCATCATGCAGCTTCTCGGCTGTGGCAGAGCGCAGGTTGCGTAATGTCATCGTCGGGCATCCTGTATGACGCTGTAACGGCCTGCAAGACGGCGCTCACGGCTTTGGGCCTTGTGCCGATTACTGACCCGCGTAACGCCCGCCCGCTTTCCGTTCTTATTGAATTGCCCACTGTCACCGCGTTTACATACAACGTGGGTGACATTGAGCTACGCCTACGCGTCTTGGCCCCACCCCCGGGCAACCAAGATGCGGGCGACTATCTCATGCAAATCGCAGACCAAATCATGAACAGCCCCATCGCGGTCACTGATCTACGACCTGGTCTTGCGAGTGTCGGCGGGCAAGACCTACCGACGTATGACCTATCCGTAGCCATTGCTGTAAAAAGGAGCTAACCATGGCAACCACCACATTCCTGTCCAACGCGACCATCAACATCACTCAGGGTGCCACCACCTATGACTTGTCTGACCAAGCGAACCAGTGCACACTCACCATCGGCTCCGACTCGCTCGAGATCACAGCCTTCGGTGATACGGGCCACAAGTTCGCACCCGGTCTTCAGTCGGTCGATGTAAGCATCACTTTCTTCTTGTCTTACGGTGGCACAGGTGCCACGTCGGAAGTCGAGACAGCGCTTGCAGCGATGGTCGGTCTGGGCACCACGACACTCGTCATCAGCCCATCGGGCACGACCGAGTCTGCGTCAAACCCTGAGTACACCATCACCAACGCAATGCTCGCGTCGTTTACACCTATCAACTCGACCGTGGGTGAGATGGCTACCGTCACCGCCAACTGGGTGGGCGGCACTTGGGCACGCGACATCACCTGATTCAACACATAGGGAGAAACTATGAAACTGACACTGCAAGTCACCGAGCGTGACCAGCACTACACCGTCACGACCAACCTTGGCGTGATTGTGGCGTGGGAACGCAAGTTCAAGCGCAAA